AGCCATATCAAAACTCCTTGCTGAATCCATTTGGGTAAATTTTCATATGCAAGTTGAACTTTACCTAACAAATCACGAGCAAGTTGCCCCTTATTTGCAAGAATAGCGACGTTTTGATTATCATGGAAAAGGATATTCCAAAGAATATATCCCACAACTGTCGTAGATTTACCAGACTGACGTGGGAGTTTACAGATAGTAAACCGATCTTCCACAAAATGATGTACCATTGTTTCTTGAAAATCATATAATTTAAAAGGAATCAATCCTTCGTCGACACTAATAATCTTCATATAACTTTCAATAAAATATACTGCATCGCGAGAACATTTAACATACTCTTCGATTTGTTCTTTCGTAAATTCTATCTGTGTTCCCGCTCTTTTAAGAAGAGGATTTCCAAGATATGCTTCATGTTCCATTACCATTATTGATCTATAACTTTTACATTATCTCTTGGTTTTACTAACTTAAGAAGCTCATCTGTAGAACCTATAAACAAAGAATTTGTTACATGATTGGGCTTTTCTGTTTTTGTAACATCTTTCTTTTGCTTATGTAAATTCATAAGATTAGAATTAGCATCACTCACAGATTTAATCAAAGTAGCAACTACCTCATATGCTCGAGGATGCTGACTTGCGTTTGCTATATCACAAAGCTCATCTAAAGCACGTTTTCCCTGCTCAATGATTTCATGTAAATTCTGCCGTCCTAATTCAAAATCTTGTTCTTGCTTATCATCAGTTTCTTCTAAAACTGCCACATCTTTAGAATCTGATATACCATTAGAAGCAGGAAGATTCAAAATCTCTTCCAAGTTATTTTCCATATTTGTTTTCATTATTATACATCCTCATCCTGTAATGGATCATATTTTAAACCATCTGAATAGAAGAAAGTGTTAGAAGCCATTCCAAAATCAGAGTTTGCTGATATAAGATTATAACTAATAGACGATGCGGCATTAGTAGAAGGTGCCCCATTTGCATATTGAGCGGGTTGTACAATGATTCTATGTGCACGACCAGTTCTACTCATATCTGTTCCGGAAATTGTTCCATGCCCATTAGCTGCCATCATTTCAATTCTAGTTCGTTTAATGACACCCTGATTACGAACAGGACCGTAAAAGTAACCTTTTATTGTAAAAGTTAAACTATATATTAATGCTCTTCGTGATACAAAATCTCCTTCATAAGAATCCTCAACCGAAACATCATTTAACACTGTAGGTATATCCATCTTAATTCCCATTGAAGGAATCAGGTTTACACTATTTGTCCACTCCGGTCCAAAATATGGAAGAATTTGCTCTAGTATCTGAGCACCATCGTCAGCATTTCTAACAAAGATACTTAAAGTTGCAGTCAAATTATATGGAACTGGAGTCCATTGATAATGAAGTGTATCAGGATCAGTTGCACTAACCTTTACATTTCGTATTGTATGTTGTAACCTTCTTGTTGGATCATATGTATAACTTGTAATTTCAAATCCAATTCTTGGCAATTGAATTGCCACTTGTTGATCTAAATTCGGATCTTGTGCTAATCGAACAAGAAATTTTTCTTTAGGTCCATATGCAATCGGGACAGCAATAGTTTGAATATTTGCACCATTATTGTCAAGACGTTGCACAACTATATCATTGAACATATTTCCAAACATGACAATGTATTTGCGTAAAGATTGATTATAAAATTGACTACCAAACATTAGTATCTATCAACCTCACTAAACGGATTCGACTCACTGAAATCAATAAAGTCATAAGACTGCTGAGTAAAGAGTTCATTATTTGCAGATTTATCTGTTGTTTCAAGTCTATATTCTTGAAGAATATAACCACCATCCTGAGCAGCGAGAATATCGCCCACCCCATTATCATCAAGAGTAAATTGATAGAACAGTGCATCTGCGCTATGCGTTGTTTCAATCGTATCAATAGCAGTATTACCAGTATCAAGTCGCTCACTATCATATGTAAACAATTCACAATTTAAATCATATGTATATAATTTTCCATGAGGATAAAATATTTCTTCATGCTCAACAAATTTAATTTCATAAATTTTAGAATTTAAAGGAAAATATATAAGATCCCCTTCCAATGGTCGCGATGAAGATATAGAATAACCATTCGCTGTTCCGGATTCTACCATATAAGAATGGGTGTTTGAATATGATCCTGTATTCGCTGTTTCAACTTGTAAATTAAAACCAACTTCATCGATCATTTTTTCTGTTTTTATTTGATCGAATCTCTTTCGTGCAACTGTAAATGTTACACTATCTCTTATTTCAAGATTAAACTTAGATAGGAAGTCGCCCTCCCCTTCAAATCCCGTTGTATTTTTGATATACATTTCGAGATCAATAGCATTATCAAATGTCGAAAGGGTATCCTCCCCAAACAATGCATCATTTTTAACTAAAGTCCGAGGCATATACTTCACATCTTGACCATATATTTTGATTGATTCAACAATCAGATCATCCTGTGTATCTTGCTCTCTTCCATAGGTCCAATTATTAAAATATTTGTTTGTTGACATTAAGTTTAACCAACCATATCAAAGACAGGTAAACTATATGAAGTGTTTATTTCTTCTTCCATTTTATTAATTTCTTCTTGAGCCTCCTGCATTATTCTCTGACCATTAAATTGAATGCCGCCAGGAAGTGGCATGCCTTCAAATTTAGAAAGATTACTTCCCCATTGGTATTTTATTAAAACTGTGGCATATCTTTTCAACCAAGGATCATTCCAAACATCAGCATATGTTTCTGGATCTATTGTACGATACCCATCTATAATAAGATATTCGCCAACTTGAATATCTTCAGTCCATTTCATATCAATGTATAATTTATCAAGATGCCGATTAAATCTAATGGGTTTGCTTCCTACAAATATTTCTTCTAATGTTTCAACATGTCTCATTGCCATCACATAACTTACATATGATGAACTCGAAAAATCAAATAAATCATTTAAATGAATTTGATAACGAATATTAAAAAGGTTTGAAGAATTAATTGCGTCACCAATATCTAGAACACGAGTTACGCCTATGATATTTTCAGCAAGGGAAATGTATTTGTTTGTTCGATCATCTGCTGTGACCTGATGAGGAATAAGAACACGTTCGGTGCCATCGTAATGATAATCACGATACTTATCAAGAGCATCATCTATACGATCCTGAACTTGTTCTGCATCCACATTTATATCAATTACGGGATATCCAAGTCTCCGCAAACAATAATCTTTAAATGTGCTTCTTGTGGTGGGAGCTGCCATATTACCCTCGGAATGTTATTGTCCTCGGGCTATTTATAATAAAGTTAGACTGTAAGATATGTATAGTATGGATAGATTTTCACAAATGGAACGCTACCATTAAATGAACCAAGATGAGGATGATTTTCTACAAACCAGTCACCATTAACTTCAATACCAGCATATTCACTTGTACCATCTCTAAATGTTTTTTCTAGAGCTATAATAGCCGTTCTCGAAGTTCCTCCATCTACCATATCTTTGTAGCCTGTTTTTCTAGAATCCGTTATAAGATCTAGGACACCGGATGGAAGATTAATAACAGCATCCACTGTACCTAAATCCTCTGTCATAAAAGGATAGTCTACTGTAAATGGAACTGAAGAATAATTACTACCAACAACCTTATTAATTACTATACGAAGTTGAGTGTGATACGTATCCAAATCTTCTTCTACATGAAATAAACTAACTTTACTAAAAGCATCCCCACCAGTTGCAAGAGATGCTTTATGAATACACTCTAAATCCCCGACTGAAGTCCATTGTGGATCATAATTATTATTAATTGTTAATTGTTTTAATTCTTTATATGTAAAAGATCTAACATTCGAACCTAACCAATCGGCAATAGCTTTTGCTTGGGATTTTGTTGAAGAAGAAGGTTCCGTTGCATACCTTTTCGGTAAACCTCCACCATAATCATATTCCCGATAGGGAATATCAAAATAATAACAAACAATAGTATCAGAAGTTTCACTTAGAAGCTTCCATAAATTATATGTACTTTTGAGTGTTGGTTCAAGATAAGTTGCGATATTTGCCATTTTATTTTATCCCACTAAACTGCGTTTCTTGCATCTAATTGAACTTGAGTTTCTGCTTTCTCTGTAAAATCTGCAGGAAGATCAGCTATTGTAGAAACAAATAATCCCATACCACCTATACTGTCCCCATCATATTCATTTTTAACAAATGTAATACAAGGTCTCACATTAGTTACTGGTGTATCTCCGTTTTCATATACAGCATGAACAACATTATTACCCTTCAAGTGGTTTGCCATCTTTTGTGATACAACACTTCTATTTTTAGAAAAAAAGCAAACATTTTCATACAGGTATGCCATTTTAATTCCTCGCTATTTTACTTGCTTATACTTTATTTATATAAGCAGCATGTCTTTTCTTATGTATACTTTCTTTAGTAAAATATTTCCCATATTCACCTTCCTTCATAATAAGATCATCAATTTCAGCAGCACTAAATCCTTCTCCTTTTTTATTAAAATACCACTTCCATGATTGACATTTATAACAATTAGATTCATTACAAGAACAAATTGCAACTAATTTTTGTAATTCTTCTGGTATGCGTTCCCATGTCTCAAATCTACCAATAATGAAATCCTTATTTAAAAGTGGCCATTCTATAGAAATGCCCATAAAGGGATTATCATCTTCAGATATATACATATTCCTATAATCTTTCCAATAAAATTCCGAAGCATCTTTATCCATATTTTGATAAAACCAATTAGTTGGGTGCCAATTATGTGCATTAAATCCTACAGAAATTTTATCTACTTTATGTTTATGAAATTCATGTGCGTACGCATAATCTTGAATTATCCAGGCTACTGCATAGTGTTCTTTTTTATTTACAACTTCTTCTACAGGATTATTATCTGAACTTAAAGAAATTCCATAATCAAACTTACGAACATTAGAACTCAACCATTCACATATTACACGATGTTGACTTAATTCTTGTTCTGTTACATTAACAGTGAAAATAC